CTGGCGAATTTTATCAGGCAGTAATGAGAGCAGGCACACAAGGTGGGTCAGTCGATCCAAGATTATCAACCAGAGCCGCAAGTGGATTACAAGAGGGCATACCTTCTGATGGTGGTTTTCTTGTTGACCAGGAAATGGCTTCCGGTATTTTAAAAGAAACCTGGGATACTGGAATGATTCTGCCCATGGTAAATAAAATGACCTTATCCGGAAACAAAAACGGTATCAAGGTGAATGGTCTTGACGAAACAAGCAGAGCAAATGGATCACGGGCCGGTGGAATTGTAGCATATTGGAAAGGTGAAGCTGCCGAAAAGACATCATCAAAACCAAAATTCCGCCAGATCGATTTGAGTTTAAGTAAACTTATTGGCCTTTGTTACGCAACAGATGAGCTTCTTGATGATGCTCAGGCACTTGCCCAAACAATCAATGAAGGTTTCCGTGATGAGTTTAATTTCAAAATCACTGATGGAATTATCCGTGGTACTGGTGTTGGACAGCCACTCGGCGTTTTGAATTCTGGTTGTGTGGTTTCTGTAGGAAAAGAATCTGGTCAAGCTACTGATACAATTGTGTATGAAAATGTATTAAATATGTGGTCAAGAATTATCGCAGCGTCAAGACCAAAGGCCATATGGACAATAAACCAGGATTGTGAACCTCAGTTGCATCAAATGAGCCTTGCTGTTGGTACTGGTGGAGTTCCTGTTTATATGCCATCCGGTGGTGCATCAGCGGCACCGTATGCGACTCTGTTTGGTCGACCAGTAGTTCCCATCGAACAGGCTGAGAGTGTTGGAACAACCGGTGATATCATGCTTTGTGATTTTTCCAAATATAAAGCCATTGATAAAGGTGGAATCCAGAATGATGTTTCTATTCATGTCAGGTTTATATATGACGAACAGGTTTTTCGTTTTGTATATCGTTTTGACGGACAACCGATTCTTGGAAGTTCAATTACTCCTTATAAAGGGAGCAATAACCTTTCACATTTCGTCAAGCTTGATAGCCGGGATTAATTTTTAACCAGAATAATGATAATGCGGTTGAAAAGCCGCATATTAAATAATTAACAGGAGATATAAAAATGAGTGATATAACCTTTGCAGAAGAAACAAAAATAATTAACATGCAGGCACCGGTTTCAATTTCCAATGCCGCCATGACTACTGAATGGATTTGTGCTAAAAATGCTCAGAAGCTTACATGGTTTTTGTCTTTGGGCGTGCTGCACTCGTCTTTTGATGATGCAGTGATTTCCATTAATGTTGGAAACGATTTGAGCGGAACTAAATCAGCAACCGCAAATGGTTCAATGGATTTCGTTCTTGAAAATGTCTGGAAGTCAGGCGCTTTACCATCTGACACACTTACAAAACAGACTGTCAGCACATCAAGTTCAATTGATTCAGTTGCTATTGCCAATACCGATGATGGTAGAATATTTGTTATCGAAGTTGATACATCAAAACTTGGAACATTTTCAAGTACATCTTCAAACTATGAAGCTGATTATGTGCGATTAGCTGTATCGGCAGCCGGTGCCTCTGGTGCTGGTCTTGTGTCAGCCTTTTGTATTGCAACCGGGCTGAGATATAAGAATGATTCACCACCTACAATGATTCTGTAATTTAACATGGGGTGTAAAAACCCCATAATAAAAAGGAGCAAACCATGACAGAAGAATATCAAAAAAATGTATACGATCATTTCAAATCGTATGATGTGCTGAAAATGCTTGAGGGCATACTTGATGGCGGCAACCATTATTTGCGGCTTGAAGATGGCAAGGTGAAGGTTCGTAATATTTCAATGCCGTTGGGTTCACCATGGGTACACGTTAAACACCACATTGATCTTGATTGTGGATTATGGAATCAGGTTATTTTTAAAGGTGTTGTCCCGCGGCTTCCATCGGGCCAGCAATTTGTTCCAAGAGGTTGCCAAGGGTGCTGGAAAGTGGTTGTAAAACCCAGAACATTACAGCAGCTATTTAATTTATTGAATGTTCAAAAAATGCTTGGCAGACCTTCAAAATGTGGGATTGAGCATAGAGAATCTGTTCATGGTTTGTACGGTGGGTATTTTTACAATACGAGTCGCGAGGGTGGCTTAGAATGTTACGAAGCAGTTAAAGCAGCAATGCTTGAGAATGAGTTCCTTGCACCGCTTGTTGATGAAGTTGACGGTTTAGGCAAGACCACAAGAGTTATTTTAAAACGGGCTTGCACTGAAATGGAACATGCAATCGGTGATTCAACAAAATGGGTCATTACTGAGGAACAAAATTTCATTGAGGATCTAATTAAAAGATATACTGTGAGTGAAAATTTGAATACCCATCAACCAGAACACATTTTATGGAATATTCAGCGCCGGTGGATTGAGTTTGCATTTACAAATGGCGATCCAACTTATGCATTATATACAGGTGGAAAGCCGTTATACCCTGCTTATGTAACATATCACCAGCCTGAAATATTGCCAGTTAAAGAAGAGGGGTAAGAATTATGACAATGAGGATAATTTATAAAGAAATACATGATGGCCATGAAGTTGGTGATGAAGATTACACAGAAAGAACACTTGCCAGACGATTGTGTAGAGATGGAAAGGCTATTCCATATCAGACGCATCTTGATAATATTTATGATGCTGAACAGGCAAAAATAAAAGCTGATAAGGAATCCAAAGCGGCCAAAGAAAAAGAAAATGCCGAAAAAAAGAAAGCTGATGAAGAAAAAAAAGCTGTACTTTTGGCAAAAAGAAAAGAAGATGAAGCTGAAAAAGCTGATTCAAAAAAAGTAAGTAAGAGCGAAAAAGCAGTAAAACCAAAAACTTTTAAATAGGAGAGCTGACAAATGGCTAACTATGCACCAAGTACACGCGCAAGAATTGCAGATCTAATTTTAGGTATGAGAGTTGACACATCAAACGTTGACGTATCAGATGCGGTACATCTTCACCAAGCACAGGTTGAGGATTTCAATGTTTATGGAACAATAATGCTTATGCATTTGTTCATGGAAGTTGAAACGGTATTGGAAACAGAGGCAGCATTGTTTCAATATACTTATTCATCACTATTGCATACGGGTGGAGCAATAGCAGCAACCAAACTCGGACTCGTAAGCACATCCCTTTCAGGTTTAACCGAAGGACATCGAGTAATGTGGGGTGGTGGTGCCGTAGCAGGATCAAACCATAATGTAACGGGCAGCGCTGGTGTATCAGATCCGGCTGTTGGTCTTGGCGATCCGATAATTATTGGATACAAAGATGGCGTTTCTACCATTGGACATTTGACCACAGTGGCTGATATCTCAACCGGCGTTGTTTTTCATTCTCTGTTTTATGTTCCTATGTCATCCGGCGCTTATGTAGAAGCTGCCTATTAGGTTATTAAATGTCTAAAACTTTTGAAACAGTAATAAAAAACTATTCGGGCCTTTCGTCCGAAACTAAACCGACAATCGCCGCCGGGAATAATGTCCCAAATGGTTCCCGGTGGCGTGAAATCGATAAAAACAGAACAGCTTTTTTTGATTTGAAATCTGATAAATGGTATTAATTATAAAAGAATACAGAGCGGTATAACTACAAGTGAGGCAACAATTAATAAGTTTGTTGATTTTATGACATTTTCTAATGCAAACATTTCAGGGCAAGGAGGGGATGCAACGAATAATTGGGTGACAATAAATATTCAGATAAATGAACCAATCGTTTTAAAAGCAGAAGATGAAGACAAGATGACAGTTACAATCAATGATGATTTATCAGGACTATTGTATTTTAGGTTTGGTGCAGGTTGCAAAATTGAGGTGAGAGAAATATGATAACAGAACAAATAACACTTCCGAGTCAATATCCGGTATCACTTACTGAAGCAAAAAAACAATGTGAGATTGACGATACCGATACGGCGCATGACACCTATATTAAAAGCCTGATAATTGCATCAACAAGCGAAGTTGAGCAATATTTACACAGACGGCTTGTTACTCAAACATGGAAGTATTATATTGATAGCTGGCCCTCAAAAGATTATATCCGGTTACCTTTTGGCAGACTTCAAAGCGTTACCAGCGTCAAATATACCGATTCTGATGCTGACGAATCAACATTTTCAAGTGGTGATTATATTGTCGATACTGTTTCGGAACCTGGCCAGGTTGTTTTAGGATATGAAGAGGTTTGGCCGACAGCAACTTTATACCCGAATAATGCAATTGAGGTTGAATTTGTTTGTGGGTATTATATCGGTTCAACATGGGCTGTCAATACGGCGTATGCATCGGCATCACAAGTCTTGCCAATCACTGAAAACGGGTTAGTGTATCAATCCGGTGGTGGCACATCTCATGCAGCAACCGTCCCGACATGGCCTTTAACAATAGGCGGAACCGTTGTCGATAATGATATTACATGGACATGTATTGGAATCGCAATCCCTGAACCAATAAGACATGCAATAAAAATACACATTACAGATATGTTTGAATATAGGGAATCAGAATATTTTGGAATGGGGCATACTAAGCTGAAAACCTGGGAATCATTACTTTTTCCGTATAAACTTTTCGGGGGGATCATAAATTGAAAAATGCTATTATTGATAATGCATCAGGACCAACTGGAATTTTTGGGATACTTGTCGCAAAGTGTAATGATCCGGATTCAATTTTTTCGTTTATGCCGTCAACTCCATCAGAGATTTTAATATTTTTATCGACATTGGTGGTGATTTGTCAATTAATACATTGGGGCTGGAGATTTTGCAAATGGGTGAAAAATAAATGATCCGAGCCGGCAATCTTAGACATAGAGTATCGATACAGGTGCAAACTGACACCACCGATGGCATGGGCGGATTCAGTCTTGCGTGGGCTGCAATAACAGGCATGGCATCTGTACCGGCAGCTATTTGGCCGTTATCATCGAAAGAACAGCTTGACGCTATGAAACTTGAATCTGTTGCTACACATAAAATTCGAATAAGATATAGATCCGGTATAACACCGAAAAATAGAATAGTTTTTGGGTCAAGAACATTTAATATTTTGGGGGCGCCGATAGATCTTGAAGAACGTGGGCGGCAATTGGATTTTATTGTTTCGGAGGATGTTTGAAATGAGTGTTGAATGGTTTGGTGAAAAAATACTTGAGCAAGTTAATTCGGTTGCGGCAAAGGTAAGCAAAGATATTGCTGAAGATGTGATGCGTGATGCAAAAACTAATTTAAAAAGAAATTCCACCACAACCACAAAAGGGCTTTTAAGTCAGTTTTATATAGAAAAAAGTAAGTTTAAAAATGGTGGATATATTGTTTGGTGTCAAGGCCCGAAAAAGTGGAGAAAACCATATCATGCCGCATTTTTAGAAGTACTGGGGGCATGGGTTCACCCATACGGGAATAAAAAGATAGGAAAGGTTTATTTACCACCTAAGCCATTCATGAGGCCTGCCGTAAGTAAAAATAGAAGGCCAGCAAGAAGACTTTATCAGGAAGGAATGGACAAAGTATGAATGTACTTTATACAGCAATAATAAATTATTTTAAGTTAACCCCCTTGACCGGGTTTTATCTCGCAATAGGCGGGAGGCTATATTTAAACGTAGCTCCGCAAGGAGCCACTTTCCCGTATTGTGTGTATTTCGTTTATGGCGATGAAAATAATCCTGACTTCTCAGATGATCATGAGGAGTTTGAAATACAATTTAATATTTTTTCACAGAATAATTCAGCACTTGAGGCCGGAACATTATTAAGCAGTCTAAAAAGTATGTTTGATGATGCTGCATTAACTGTTTCAGGGTGGCGGCATTTAGAGATGGAAAGAACATCGGTTTTGCCGAATAATGATTTTGATCAAGTGCCACCAATCAACGGCTATAGTATTTTATATGATGTCATGTTGGAAAAGCAAAGATGATTAAAGAACCAAAAATATTAGTTTGTGGATCAGGGCCAAGTTTACCGGACCAATTAAGAGACGTTGATCTATCTGATTTTTTTGTGGTTCGTGTTAATCCATGGTTTGAAATTGAAGGGTACGATAATAAATGTGATGCATGGGCATTTTATCCGAGTCTTAATTATGACCTTGATTTTAAACCGTATCTTGAAAAAGCAGACCATATATGGATGCCACATTTTAGCATGGCTGGAGACTGTAAAAAAGTAGCTGGTAAATTTCCAGACTATCTAATTACAGAACAGCAAACAGTTGATTTTCATACGATATTGAATCATCAAAACCCAACATCAGGATTAGTTGTAGTTTATATGGCTACACTACTTGATAAGCCGGTTTATATTGCAGGATTTGATTTTTCAAAAGGGGAAAAACAGTATTATTATAATGACTCAAATGTAACAGTTGAAAACCTTAATCACCATAAACAATGGATAGAAGAAAGTTGGGTAAATGAACAAATAGAAAATAAAAAACTTTTCAAATTAGGAGCAGATTAATGGAGCAAATAAAATTAAATTTAGGGTGTGGGGACAAGCACATCGAAGGGTATGAAAATATCGATATTGATCCAGCGTGTAGTCCTGATCTTATTTTAGATGTCTCGACAGGCTTGCCGTATGATGATAATTCAGTTGATATGGTAAGGGCGTTTGACTTTCTCGAACATATCAAATTAGGGAAAACTATTTTTGTTATAAATGAAATATATCGTGTTTTAAAAAAAGACGGGTTTTTTGAAAGTTTTACGCCTGACGCTGAACATGGACAAGGGGCGTTCCAAGATCCCACGCACGTTTCGTTTTGGTGCGAAAATTCTTGGATTTACTATTCAAACCCTGATGCATGGAAACAATACAGAATTAATGCGAACTTTGAAATTCAATCTATAAATAGGGTTAATACACACAGTGCCCTTAGAATTTTTCATCTCCATGTGGTGGCGAGGGCAGCAAAACATGAATGAAATTAGTCAAAAAGAAGCTGATAGAAGAAGAAATATATCAGAATCATTGCGAGGTCGCAAACGACCAGCTGCGCATATATTAAGGATTGCTAATAGTAATCGTGGCAAAAAAAGAACTAAAGAACAAAACGAAGCAAATAGTGAAAGGGCTGTTAAGTTTTTTTCAAACCCAGAAAATAGAAAAATGGCAAGCGTCACATCTAAGAAATCATGGTGTGACCCAGAAAGAAGAAAAGCAGGGGTTGCTGCAAATCTGAAAACATCAAAAAGAAAAGACGTTAAAGAAAAAATATCAAAATCAATGAAAAAGGTTTGGGAAAATAAAGAATACAAAGAAAAAATGTCGAATGCACACATTGGGCAAAAGACATGGAATAAAGGTATCCCATGGACTGAAGAGTATAGAAAGAATGTTATTTCAGCAATAAATAAACCAAGTGTTCTTAAAATAAAAGCAAAAAAATCAAAGGCATTATGGAAGGATGAAAATTATATAAAAAAAATACAGGCAAGTTATCATTGCAAGCCCAATAAACCTGAAAAAATAATATTAAATATTCTCAATAAAGACTATCCAGGAGAATGGAAATATACTGGTGATTTCAGTTTTATAATCAACGGCAAAAGCCCTGATTTTGTAAACTGTAACGGTAAGAAATTAATCATAGAAATGTTTGGAGACTATTGGCACAAAGGAGAAGACCCACAAGACAGGGCAAATATATTTAAGCCGTTCGGATATGAGACTTTGGTTATATGGGAAAGTGAGCTAAAAAATATAAATAACGTAACATTAAGAATACACAATTTTATGGAGCGCCAAAAATGATAATTGACAACTTTATGTTTTTTAATGAACTCGACTTGCTTGAAATCAGGCTAAACGAGCTATGTGATGTTGTTGATCAATTCGTTCTAATAGAATCAACAAGAACTCATACAAGCAAAAAAAAGCGGCTTATTTTTGATGAGAATAAAAATTTGTTTTCCGGGTTTAATATAAAACATATCATTGTTGATTATTTTCCCGACTCTGACCCATGGGAGATGGAAAGGAATCAAAGAATTGCCGGTCTTGAATATGTAAAAGGTCTTGGATTAGATACCAATGATGTAGTCCTATTTTCCGATATTGACGAAATTTTTAAAGCCGAATCAGTAAAAAAATATGCTAAAACAGAAGGATGGAAAATTGCTTGCGCTGACATGTATCTTTTTTATTATTATATGAATTGTTTTAAAGTAAATAACGCGTGGTTTCATCCGAGATGGGTGAAGGGTGACGCACTTGAAAGTAAAGTTATACGATGTAGTATGCCTGATATTAGTTTTGATAATTGCGGTTGGCACTTTTCTTTTTTGGGAGACATAAAAGAAAAACTTTCAGCCTTTGCACACACTGAATTTAATCAACCGCCATTTAATACAGATGAATATATCGAAGACAGAAAAGAAAATTTAAAAAGTTTATTCGATGATGTAACTGAATTTGTTATTCTTGAAAATTTTGAATATTTGCCTGTTTATGTTCAGAAAAATATGGATAGATTTTCAAAGTACATTTGTAAAAAAAAGGAGCGTGCATCATGAGGAGCATTATGCGGAGCGTATCAATAATCATACCGGTTATCAGAGAAGACAAAGTTGAAACTTGCATTTCTGCAATTGTTAAAAACTCAGGAATGAGAATGGATCAATACGAGATTATTCACGAATTTGATTCAGATGGTATCGGATGCCCTAAGATGGTCGCAAAGCTTCGGAAGAAATGCAAAAACACTTTGATTATGTTCCTTGGCGATGATACCGAACCGGAAGAAAATTTTTTGTTTGAAGCGGTCAAGGCAATGTCAGATTTACCGGATGGTTGGGGAGTTGTCGGTTTGAATACGCAGCCAGGGAACCCACTTGCTCACTGGTTAGCTGATGAAAGAATCCTTGACTTGATACCTGGTGGAGAATTTTTCTCTCTTGAATACGCTCATTGTTACGGCGATAACGAACTTGCAGAAATAGCAATAGAACATGGCCGATGGGTTTATGCCGACAAATCGAAAGTTAAACATAATCATCCAGTCAATAATACGGCTGAAGATGATGATGGATACAAAAAAGCATATTCAGAAGCAAACCGTATCCACGACAGAAAAACTTTTATCACAAGAAAAATAGACCGTATGCGAAAACAAGGTGGAAAACTTGGAATAGGCCTTCCATTAACATACGATTACGTTCATAAAGCATTTTTTGAAACATATACAGCGCTTGTTAAACCGCCCCATGTTCAGCTTATGCCTAAACTGCCAGGTCAAATTGACGCCGTAAGAAATGACATTGTTGAGCAGGCGCTTTTGTTGGGTTGCACACATCTATTATTTATTGATACAGATCAGATTTATCGAAGTCTGGACATGATACCGATGATGTATGAACGGATGAAAGATGAAGATTTAAAATTTTTGTCTGCAAAAGTACATCGAAGATATCCGCCATTTGATCCTATTCTATTAAAGGGCAAAATAGGTGAGTTTGAATTAATATCTGAAGAGCTAACCGATTCAGGTGATGTAATAGAACTTGACGCAACCGGAGCCGGGTGTGTTATGATAGATACAAGAGTATTTTTAGAAATAGAATCACCATATTTTGAATTAAGGAAATCTGACACTGGCAAAGCTGTCGGTGAAGATATAAGCTTCTGCGCAAAGCTCAAAGAAAAGGGGCATTCGTTATTTTGTGATACATCGTTTGTAGTCGGCCATTTAAGTATGATGGAAGTCGATGGTTCACTTAATAAATTATTTAGAAAAATAAATAAAATGGAGGCTCCCAAATGAGTTTAGAATCAAAACCAGGAAAGGCAGCAAAGGTATCAATCGCAGCAAATAAAGTACAGGGTATGGGAACGTGGTCGTTTGATGGTATGTCAACAGAAGAACTTGATGATACTGAATTTGGCGATGAATATTCACAGTCTTTATGGGGTGTAAAAACCGCAGGGACATTTTCTTTTGACGGAAACTATAAAAAAGATGATACCCAGGGACAGGATCTTTTAAATTCATATCAGAAAAATGATTTTAATTTAACTGATATAAAGTTTTATGTAGATTCGGTTTCTTATTATACGCCGAATAGTACAACTGCGGCTGGAGGAGGTTTGATAGCTGAGTCACCAATTAGTTATGTTAATATAACCGGTTCAACTATTAATACGGCAACCGGCGCACTTGCAAAAGCAACATTCACAGGAAAAACCAGTGGCGTTATGCGACTGATATAATTTGGGCAACGGGCGCAACCGTTCGGGGAGGAGAACCGCTCCTTCTCCTCCCTGCCCATTAACATAATTTAAGGAGCGAAAAAAGGAGCATTATGAAAATATCAAAAGAAACAGTAAGATGGTTTGACGTTAAAGAGGATGCTGGTGGCGCGAGGTTGAATGTTGCATATCTTAACCCTGGGAAAGTCCGTGAAGTTTCAGAGAGGATTGCAAAGCAAGCAGCTGGTGGTAAAGATTCAAACGGCTTCCCATATACACAAGCCCAAATTGTTAATTTCCTGGCAGACGCATTGATCATTGAATGTTTAAAGGGTTGGGAAAAAATGTTTGATGAAAACGGGAAACCTCTTCCTTTTAATGAAAAAAATGTCAAACGGGCCATAAAAGAAATTGAGGGCTTTATTGAGGTTGTTACTAAATTTCAAAATGAAATCAAAGCCGACATTAAAAAAGAAAATGAGGCCCAGGAAAAAAACTAACAGACTTTGCATGGGGTATGTCTCACAAACCGGATTGTGACTCATGTGAAGAAATGTACGAAGGAAAAACAAAAGCCCGTTGCGAGGCTTGCTACAAAGATTTAAAAATACCGGATCTTTTAGAAGAAAACCTTTTAGTTTTCCAGATATGGATCAGGATAAAAGATCAGCTCATTATGGGACAAGGTGGGCCGGTATCATTAAATATGGATATAGCGTTTAAATTTATTGATGAATTTAAAATTGAAGGTGAGGAGCGGATACGATGTTCAGATTTATTACAGTTGCTCTATTATAAAGTAAGGTTGCCTTTGTTTATAGAGGCTAAAAAAGAGCGGGAAGAGAAAAATAATGGCTAAGCTCGGCGGCATTTGGCTTGAAATTAGAGCCAAACAGGATAAGTTAAAAGGCGATTTTGCAGACGCAAAAAGAACTGTGTCACGAACAGCCGATGAAATGGAAGGTCGCTTAAAGGGGTTCGGGATTGCCGCCGCCGCTTCGATAGGCGCTCTCGGTTTTGCTGCAATTACCGTTGGTACAGAATTCGAAAAGAACATGAAAACTGTACAGGCTTTTTCCGGTGCTACTGGTGAAGACCTTGAAAAGCTTACAGCAATTGCCCGAACAATGGGTTCCGAAACTGAATTTTCTGCAACTGAAGCGGCTCAAGGATTACAATTTTTAGCAGCGGCAGGGTTGACAGTAACCCAACAATTAAAAGCACTCCCTGGCGTTATTAATCTTGCTACCGCTTCACAAACAGATCTTGCAACCGCAACTGATATTTCCACGGATACCATGTCGGCCTTTGGACTTGAGGTTGAAAGTCTCGGACAGGTATCAGACGCATTAATAAATACAACTTCCAGAACAAATACCAATTTATTGCAGTTGGGCGAGGCAATGAAATTTGTTGCTCCGGTTGCCGGTCAGATGGGTATTTCAATCGAGAGAACATCTGCAACACTTGGAGTCCTGGCAAACTCAGGTTTAAAAGCTTCACTCGGTGGGACCAGTTTAAGGACCATTCTTTTATCAGTAGATAAGGCAGCAAAAAAATTAGGGCTTGAGGGTGCTGCAACGCTTACCGATGTTTTAAAAGAAATGGAGGAACAACAAACCAGTACTACGGAACAAACAGCAATTTTCGGGAAGATTGCAACAACCGGTGTCGGAATCCTGAGAAACAATATTGATAAGGTTGAAGAACTCACTGGCGCACTTTTTGACAACCAGGGCGCGACTGGTGATCTCGCAGGAATAATGCGCGACTCTTTGGGCGTAGAGATAAAAACCCTTGGTTCGACAATGGAAGAAAATCTTTTAAAAGTATTCGATATTTTTAAAGAGGATGCAAGGGTCATTGTCGGCAACATGACTGACATAGCAAGGGCGGTTGGGAAATGGGTTGAAGCAAATGATGAGTTGATAAGGTCAAAAGTTGTCGATAATGTAAAGGCGTTTGGTGCTTCTATACTAAACATTGCGACTTTTATTAATAAAAATCCTGACATATTAAAATATGGTTTATTTGGTTTCGCAATTTTCGGAAGAAAAGGGGCTGTTCTTGGAGCGTTGTTCGGCAAGATTGTTGATTTAACAGATAGATTTTCTAAAAATTTAGGCAGCGCTTCTGTCGAAGCTAGGAATTTAAAAGAGGCCCTTTTAACGGCTGGTTTGTTGACATATGCAGAAGGTGTTGAAGAAGCAAACGACAAATCGAGAACATTCACAATAACTAACCAGAAAACAGGCGAATTTATTGAAAAAACAGACAGCCTTTTGGGCGGTCTTGTTACAACGATGCTTGAAGCTGTAAACAATACGGATAGCTTAGGTTCATCCTCTAAAGATCTTGTTACCGCTCTTGACGAAGAATTAGCCCTA